AGGGAACAGCAGTTTCAGGATTAACATTTTTTTTATCTGCAAGTGCAGATTTTAAATCTTACAGAATAAGGCTTTATGGAATAAAATAATATGACAAAAAAAGCAATAATAACACCTAATGGACAAGAAATAGTTGAACAAACTGAAGAAGAAATTTTACAACATCAACAAGAAATAGAAGCTAATGCTTTTCCTGATGCTTTAGAACATTTAAGAAAAATAAGAAATTCATTATTAGCAGAGACAGATTGGTGGGGTGCATCTGATAATACTATGACTTCAGAGCAAACTGAATACAGGCAAAATTTAAGAGATATAACAAATGGATTAACAACAGTTGAACAAGTTGAAGCTGTTGAATTTCCATCTAAACCATAGGATTAGAAATGGCATATATAGGAAAAACACCAATCACAGGAAACTTTGTAAAACTAGATGCAATTAGTGTAGTTAATGGTCAAGCTGGTTATACTATGAATAATGGTGGTTCTGCTTTTACAGATTACGAAAATGTCAATCAGTTTTTGGTGTCTTTGAATGGCATACTTCAAGCACCAACCGATTCATTTACAGTATCAGGTTCAACTTTAACTTTTGCATCTAACCTTGCAACAGGAGATGTCATTGACTTCGTAATTGTGCTTGGAAATACTTTAGACATAGGAACTCCATCTGATGCTACTGTCACACAAGCTAAAACAAATTTTGTATCAACATCATCATCTGCTGGATTACAAATAAAAGGCGATGGTACTACTGATGGTACTTTACAATTAAACTGTTCTCAAAATTCACATGGGATAAAACTAAAAAGTCCTTCACATTCTGCTGGTGCTTCATACACTTTAACTTTTCCAACAACAGATGGAAACGCAGATGAATTTTTACAAACAAATGGGTCAGGAGTTTTAACTTGGGCGACTGCTGGTGGAAATAACACTCCAGCTTTTTCTGCAAAATCAGCTTCACAACAATCTATTTCAAATACTACTTTTACTGATGTAGATTTTGGAACAGAAACTTTTGATACAGATAATGCTTTTGCGTCAAGTATTTTTACAGTTCCATCAGGAAAAGCTGGAAAGTATTTTTTATTTGCACAAGCTGGTAGACAAGTTTGGGATAGTGATAGATTTTTAACTACAATAGTAAGAACACCTAGTGGTGGCTCTGGCGAAGATATTGCAGTTGGCGAAACTCATGATGGAGAGGGATACGAAACTACACAGGCATTTTGTATTGCTGATTTATCTGTTGGAGATGCGATTAAAGTTCAAGTATATCACGATAGTGGTAGCACTAGAAATATTAGTTCAAATTTTAGAACAACTTTTCAAGGATTTAAATTATTATAGGATAAATTATGGCACAACTAAATACAAAAATAAAACTTTATGCAAATTCTTTAGGAGTTAATGATATTGATTTTACAAAAGATGTTATTTTACACGACAAAGCAGATGGCAATGGTGCATACATTAAAGAATGGAATTTAGATATTGCTCAACCAACAGATGCTCAACTTTCAGCAGTAGAAAGTGATGCAGATAAAATGGAAAGAAATAATCAAGTTATAGCAACAAGAAAATCTTTATATGGCTCTTGGGATAAACAATTAGAAGAAATTAACGAACAAGGTCTTGATGCTTGGAAAGAAAGAATAGCACAAATAAAAGCAGATAATCCAAAGGAGTCTTAACATGGCTCTTAACTTTGCTAACAACAACTCCTTATCAGCAATAACATCTTTACCAGCTTCTATAAGTGGTGGAGATATAACACTATTAGAAACTCAAACTGCATCAAGTTCAGCTACAATAAGTTTTACTTCAAACATAGACTCTACTTATGATGTTTATATGTTTAAGTTTATAAATATACACCCAGCAACCGATAATGTTCAATTTCAATTTAATGGAAGTTCAGATTCAGGTTCAAATTATAATGTGACAAAAACTACTACTTTTTTTAGTGCATATAATTTAGAAGACGATAGTGCAAGAGGACTTAGTTATGACACAAGTAAAGATTTGGCACAAGGCACAGGATTTCAAGATATATCTTATAACACAGGAAACGACAATGATGTAGGAATTTGTGGTACTGTTAAATTATTTAATCCAAGTTCAACTACATTTGTAAAACATTTTTTAGTGACTATGGCAGATAAAACTGAAAATAATGCGTCAGGAAATAGATTTATAGCTGGTTATTTTAACACAACAAGTGCAATAAATGGTATTCAATTTAAGTTTGGTTCAGGCAACATAGATAGTGGAGTAATAAAATTATATGGCATTAGTTAAATACAACAATAACAGTATATCAGCTATCACTACTGCTGGGTCAATAGCATCAGGAAGTATGGTTTTAATTAAAGAACAAACTGCTAGTTCAAGTGCTTCAATATCTTTTGTAGATGGAAGTGGTGGAGTTGTTTTAGATAACACATATCCTATTTATAAATTTGTGTTTATTAATGTTCATCAAGCAACAGATGTAGCACATTTAACTTTTCAAGGTTCAACAAATACAGGAAGTAGTTATGGTGTCACAGCTACTTCTACTTTTTTTTATTCTAGTCATGCTGAAGCTGATGGTGGAGAGCAATTATCTTATTGGACAGCAAGAGATTTAGCACAAAGTACATCTTTCCAACCATTAGGAGAAGATGCTGGTAATGATAATGATCAAAATTATTGTGGAGAACTTTTACTTTTTAACCCAAGTTCTACAACTTTTGTAAAACATTTCATGTCTAAAGTTCAATCTACTATGCGTTCTGATTATTCAACACAAGCCCATGTAGGTGGATATTTAAATACAACTTCATCTATTGATGCTATTCAATTTAAAATGAATAGTGGAAACATTGATAGTGGTACATTTAAACTTTATGGAATTAAGGATAGCTGATGGCAATAATTAAACTAAACAATAGAGGTGTTAAAGATGCAACAGCATTTGGAAGTATATCTTCATTAGGAACTTTAGCTTTAATACAAAAACAAACTGCATCATCATCAGCTACTATTAGCTTCACATCAGGAATTGATAGCACATATAAGGAATATATTTTTTTCTTTAATAACATACATCCATCAGCATATTCTTATTTTTTAGTTAATTTTAGAGATGGTGGTTCTGCTTTTGATTCAACTAAAACAACTACTATTTTTTATCAGATGCATAAAGAAGATGATGGAACAGATACAACACAATATATAGCTGGTTCTGATTTAGCACAATCAACATCAGAACAAAGATTAACCACAGGAGAATTAAATACTGATAATGATGGTTGTTTAAGTGGTTATCTACATTTATTTAATCCATCATCAACTACATTTGTAAAACATTTTATAGCACAAACACAATATATGAATAATTCTCCAGCATCAGAAAATCCACACATAGCTGGATATTGTAATACAACAAGTGCTATAGATGGAGTTCAATTTTCAGTAAGCACAGGAAATATAGATAGTGGTGACATCTTGCTATTTGGGTTGAACTAAAATATAAGGAGATATTATGACAAGACATCATTTAATTAATGGAATACAAGTTCCATTTACAGCAGAAGAAGAAGCACAAAGAGATGCTGAAGAACAAGCATATTCTGATGGTGCTTTTGATAGAGCTATGGCAGATTTAAGACTAAGACGAAATAATCTTTTAAAAGCTAGTGATTGGGAAGTAATTATGGCTAAAGAAAAAGGTACAACATTATCTGCTGGATTTAAAACATATAGACAAGATTTACGAGATATTACAGAGGGTCTTACAACAGTAGAACAAGTAGAAGCAGTAGAATTTCCAACTAAACCATAAGAGGTTTCAATGCAACTTTCAAAACATTTTACATTATCAGAGATGGAAAAATCTCAAACAGCTACAAGAAAAGGTATATCTAATAAAGCTGGGTCAGGAGAAATAAAAAACTTAACTGATTTATGCTATGAAGTATTAGAGCCTGTACGAGCAAAGTTTGATAAACCAATTATTATTACTTCAGGTTATAGAAGCCCTGAACTATGCGAAGCAATAGGAAGTAAAGCAACATCACAACACGCAAAAGGACAAGCAGTAGATTTTGAAATAGCTGGTGTATCTAATTTGCAAGTAGCTTTATGGATTCAAAACAACTGTAATTTTGACCAACTAATATTAGAGTTTTGGAAAGCTGAAGATAAAGACCCTAACTCAGGCTGGGTACATTGTAGCTTTAATGAAGAAAGTAATAGAAAACAAGTATTAACATTTGATGGAAAAACTTATACTAATGGATTACCCGATGCTAAGTGGTCAGATGGTAAATTTGCTAACTAAGGAGAAACAATGCTAACTAAAAAACAAAAAAAACTACCAATGGCTTTACAAAAAGCTATTATGAAGAAACAAAAGAAAACTAAAAAAGCTAAAAGGAGAAAATAATATGCCTTATCATTATGGACATGGAAAAGATAAAAAAAGAAAGAATAAGCCTAAAAAAAGTAAAATGGGCAAAAAGAAAAAAAGATAATGGTCAA